ATTTGTATTTTATTTACTGATACTACTTTTTTTCTAATCTACCGTCTCATCATCATATCCTGCAGACTCATCTAAAGAATAGTTTGCGTCTCCCATTTTTGTAACCCAATAATCTGAGTATTCTTTTTTGTATTTATCCAACGCATCTTTTGTGTCGGAAATATATCCATGAGGTACCGCAACGATCTTACCATCCTTATAACCAATACCATTAACGTGATTTTTTAAAATAGATACCTTAGTCCTAATAGCGAACGATACTTTTCTACCGTTTTTAGTTGCGTCTATGTGACTAATTCCTGCTTTTTTCTGATTACCAAAAAGAAACACTAAACTACTCGCCAACCATATTGCCGTACCACCTTTTGCTTGAATCTCAGGTTGTCCAAATGGGTTATCAGGAAGTAAGACCCAAGGCTGATTTAATATCACTAAAGTATTATAGTATGGGTAATCTTCTTTTTTTGATTTAGAAATTCTTGAGTGGATACCCATTCCAATTTTATCAGCTAATACTTTCGCGTTATGCATTCCACCACCTTTACCATCAAATGTCATCTGACATGGAATGGATCCGATTGAATCCCAAAGAAATAAAATATTATAAGGGATGTCTCCATTTTCTTGTGCATCCAATATGTCGTTAATAAATTCGGTCGCTTGTTCTATCACATCAAATGAATCGTTAAATATAAACATACCGTCATATTCACCGTCTTCATTTTTTTCTGCTTGTAGTCCCAATTCGATAGCATGTTCCCAACTCCATTTTTTCTCAGTTATGATTAAAACAGGTAGGTGACCTCTTCTTTGTGCGTCCGCAGCCGCAAGTATCATTGCCGTTGTTTTTGATGTGTTAGAGTGCCCTAAAAACATATTGATTCCTCCCATCACAGGTCCAGGTAATCCACACGCTTCCATAAACGCATCTCCACAGTTATAAAAACTTTCGGGTTTATATTTTGTTTTAGTCGAAAACTTACCTTTAATACTATCTAACGATATTACTTTCTTCTTAATTGCCATTTTCTTGTTCTTTAATTATTTTTAGCATGTCTTCCGTTACTTCAAACTTTTCATCTCGTTTAACATTATACTTATAAATGGTTTCCAACATTTCAAGTTTACCCTTTGCGTTTGCCATCTTATCAACAAACCGGTCCATTTCCTCTAAGTGTTGTGGATGTTCACCAATACCAACAGGATTGTTAAAATAAATTAGGAGAGTCGCCTCGGATTCTGCCATCTCTGACCTATATCTCAAGGTCAGAGCTTCATACATTTTTTCTGTTATTTTACTCATATATTATAAATTAGAATGGTAAGTTTTCATCGACTTCATCGTTTGCTTGTGGATCAACGATTGGTTTTTCTACTTTTGTTTCAGTTCCACCACCAAGAGAGATCTCAGCTTCTTCACCGTAAACATATTTTTTAAGTTCAGAACTCCACATTGGCGTTTCTCCAACTGCAACCGCTTCCAAATATTCAACAGGTTTTTTAGAGTAAGCATCATTCCAAGTAAGTTCGTCTGTCATCCATCCTTCCATAATTCCTTTATCGGTATGTATCGGAGCAGGATCATCATACATAATAGTTTGAACTACAGTATATTCTTTTCCTTGTGGTGTTTTTGCTTTGATGAGTTCAATGATTAAGTCACGTCCTTTTTCAGAATCTGTAAGGTCACCTTTCGCTTTCCATATTGGTAAGATTTTATCCAACACACCTTCTTGTTTGTAGTTGTGTTTAAATCTCCAAAATTTAACTCCGTCTTGTTCGTTGTCACGATCAATAACTTTAACGATATAAAATAAACGTGAACGGTATTGTGATGCCAAATCTTTGTCTTCTTTTTTACCTGTCGCCATTAATTCGTTATAAACTTCTGTAAGTGGTGAACGTTCGTTGTTGTTTTTTTCAGGATCATACAATTTTACCCATTGTCCGTTAACTTGAATTTCGTGATACCAAACTTCCACAAATGGAGATGAACCATCTTTTGTAGGTAGGATACGAACTCTTCGTTGTGCTGATTTTTCATTCTTTTGAAGAATTGCTGAAAAGTATTTTTTCAACCTGTCTTCTTGTGAAATACTTTGTTTTTGTGAACTCGGTGTTGAGTTCTTTTCGTACTGTGCGAGTACCGCGTCAATTGAATTTGCCATAGATTTGTTTTTTAATTTTTAACTCTTTTATCTATAACAATTATAAGTGATTTTTATAAAATGTCAAATAAAAAAAGGGTCCGAATAATCGAACCCTTCATTTCCAAAATGGTTGTTTCGGAAGTATTTTTTACATACCTTCCTCTTCGTCTTCTTCGTATTTATTAAATGTTTTTTTAATTTCACCAGGTGAAAAGTTTTCAACCTCATCGGATGTTAGGATATATTCGTTTTTTCCTGCAGCATCCATCTCCATTTTTTTATCATCAAAAAAGTCCGTTAGTTTTTGATTATACGGATAAGAATCTAAAGACCTTAACTCTAACCTTTCTTCAGGTGTTTTTTCACGATACTTATCAAACTTAGTTTCTAATGAATCAATTTTGTTAATAATTTGATCCATGTTTTCAAGTTTTGATTGTAAATCATCTAACCTTGAAAATAACGTGTCCATTATTTCATCTTGTTTTGATTTAATGTCTTGTTGAGCACTAACCAAATCCGTTATATCAATTTCTTCAGTGTCTTCATCACCTTCTTTTTCTTTATCTTCATCTCCACCAACTTCTTCAACGTCAGGATCTTTATCCACATCAATTGGTTCAGGAACTTCTGTTGGTGCTGCTCCACCCGCAACATCACCAGCCGCAGCCGCAGGATCTTCTCCACCCGGAGGTGGTGGTACTGCCGCAGGATCTTCTCCACCCGGAGGTGGTGGTACCGCTCCCGCATCTGCAGGTGGTGGTGGAATTCCGGCTGCCGGATCTTGTTCATTCAAAACATATTTTGTGATTTGGTCAAATCTTTTTAATTCTTCCAATATTCTTCTTTCTACTTCCATTACAATTTTTTTTATCCGTTTAATAATGTTTTAACTCCTGCCGGTGTTTCTACTCTCAATGTTCTATTTTTTTGTAACGTATTGTCGAATCTTTCAATTAAACCGTCTTTCATTCTAATAGTATAACAATCCCCAGTATCTAAATCACAAACTTGTTTGTGATCCGCATCAATTTGTTTTTCTGTGATTCTTGTGTCTTTTCTCAAGTAATCATCAAGTATTTTTTTTACACTCATATTTTTAGTTTTATATATAAATATTATGGTTTTTTTTATTTTCTAAAGTTTTTCATATGATTCTTTAAATATTTTAACATAATCATCATAATAAGGAAAATCACCACTAGCTTTATCCGCCAAAGAAACGTCTTTAATTTGTTGAGCAGTTAATGGATTTCCGTTATCCCCTGTAAACGCTTTATCGGTATTCCACGTTGTATATACTAATTGAGTTATAGATTCTCCAAAACTTTGGTTAATGTTGGTATTAACATTTATTTTATTTAATTCCGTTATTATGGGTTCTAATGTTTTAAAATACGATAAAACAAAATCAGTACTCTCACTAAAGGTGGAAAAGTCAGCAATTGGGAATGGGTTTCCGTTTAATCTAATACATGTTTGATTTTTTATTTTACTATCCATAGACCCTTTATATCTTTTTACCGTTGTAATGAAATACAAATTAGTATTATTTGTTTGTATTATTTCATTAGTCTTTATATTATTAGGACTAGATTGAGCAATACCATAAACTATTGCTCGTAATAGTTTAGAAGTAGTTTTGGATTTAACTAAATCCGCAAGATCATTATAAGATATTTGTGTTGGTTTTACGTTAACATAACCTAATGATGGGAATGCTGTTAATCCACTACATGCGATTTCAGTTGCCTGTAACGTCGGTTTAGGATCAATTTCTAAATCTTTTTCCTTATCAGTTTCAGGTATTGCCGTTGTTTTTTGTTGTGTTGCTTTAAAATTTTTAAGTACGTTTTTATTAACCGACGCAACTAAACTATCAATTTTTGGTAGCGAGTATGTCCTCTGTCTAGTACCTTTAAATTTAGTTGTAAAATCCGTCTCACTAACAGAGTGTGTAACTTCCATAATTAAATAAGGACCATAGAAAAGTGGTACGTGTCTTAATGCAAAATACATTGTAGGTTGTATCATAACGTTACCTAATGAGGTAATGCCGCAAGTATATGATCTTGACTTATAGATACTGTACATGGAATCCGATTGTAGAGCCACTTTATCTCCAGAAACCGAATTACCTAAATCAGCATTTATTTTAAACGTTTCGGCGGTGTTGGTTTTCTCTGACATATCAATGTCTAAATCTTTAAACATGTTTTGGTTTTGTATACCAAAATCAACCGCAAACCCAACAACTTTATTACTTTTTGATATATCTAAATTTGGGTCAGATACCCTTAAAGGGTTGTCCGTTATTCTTAAATCAAAACCATCGTCACCATATTTAACGCTTGTATTTTTATCAGATTTTGGCCATTCAGATGGGTTACCAATATAAAGACAAAGAAATTTAGCGGACGACTCTAAATAATCAACATTAAGGTGTGTACCAAATAAATCATTTCCAATCGTAATATCTTGTTTTGGTACATTTTCACCTATTTGTTTTTGGATTCCATAAAAATTTATATACGCTGGCATCGCAAAGAATTGGAAATAGTTGTCGTTCAATATCCAACTTACGATTTGCATCATATTTTGTTTTGGATTTTTTTCAATTCTATCTTTAACTTGGTTTACGTCAACAATAAACGAATCTCCAATATCACTATTAGTTTGATCTAAAAATAAAAAATCTTCAAACAACGTTCTTGTTTTTAAATCAGAACCAGATACCCACTTATCGTTAAACCCTTTTAATAGATTATATGTTGTAAGTTTAGTTGGATCACTACTAATTGATGAATTATCAATTTGGTTTTGTGTCTCTACAGTTATTTTTGGTGTATTTTTATTTATAAACGCGAACGTTTTATTTAGTAGTTTTTCTTTGAACGATAGTTGGTTATTTAAAATATCATTTATTGTTTGATTAAATTGTCCTTTATTATATGTTGGTGTTTCTTGTTTTTTGGTTGCGTAAATTTTAATTAATGTTGCTAACGTTTTAACGTTATCCGAAGTAAAGTCAATATCCATATCAATAAAGAAATCAGTAATATAAGACCTTTGTGTTTGTGGTGGTGTTGCTTGCGTTGCTTGTGTTGACTGAGATGCCGGTTGTGGTGCCGGTTGTGGATTAGTAACCGCGGGTACGCTATTTTGTGGTTGTGATCCTAAACTTACTTGAGTGGTAAGGTATAATTTATTTGTTTTATTGTTTGGTCCATCGGGGTAGTAAGTCACAACAATTTGGTAATTACCAGAATTACTTTGATTTATCTTACAATAATTAGAAAAGTTATAAAAAATACCACTATTACAACTTGTGTTTAATAAATTTGCAGGGTTATTAATATCACTATTAGATTTAAAGAATTTTATTGATTCCACTTTTCCACTATAATTAAATGCTGAATCCTCAATTTTGAATACTTGATATCCTCCACCAGGTTTTTCCACATTTATATATTGATTATATGTTTCTGTTGGTTCAGTTGGTAGTATTGTTCCAGACTCACCAACAAACTTTAAACTAATTTGATTTAATTGGTTATTTTGTGGGCAATTTAAGTTTTGGCTAAAATATGATAAACAGTACGAACCTTCACTTAAACC